CTGCTCCATGATTTTGGGCATATCGTCTGCCAGGGCTTCCATCCTCTTTCGCATTTCAGAAATCTCACTGAAGTCGACACTCACGGGAGATCACGCCCTTTAAGGAACACCTGCTGATGTGTGGCATACCGTACCGGCTTGCCAACGACCTCATAGTATTCGTTTTTGCCGAGCCGGTTGATGGTAACAAAGTAGCCGGGGAGAATCTCCAGCTCCGGAGCAATGAACAGAACGCGGTCATATTCCACATCCTGCTGTGCATCGCTTTGCCGGCTGCTATCAGCCTTCCAGCTCAATGCGCACGGGACACCGGAGACGAGTTCTGCAGGCTTCGTCTTATCGATGAAGCCGACAGTTTCGGTCGTCGTCCCCTGAATAGTCGCGGTGTCCTCGTAGGTGGCTTCCAGAGCAGCCCGTTCAGCTGCAGGAATACCGAAGCCCATGTCACCACCTCAGCTTTCTGTAGGCGTTAAGGACGGTCCGCCAGCCAAAGAAGCCGTCCCCGCCGCCAAGGCCGAATGTGCCGGCGGAAGCATCGGCGCCGCCGGTCGCTGCAAACGACGTGGTGACGTCGCCGCGCTTAACAGATGTCACGGGACCGGAAGCGGTCTGTTCGCTCCCGAATCCCGCGGCTTTCCAGTACGCGGCGGCAATCAGAATCAGCGTCCGTTCCAGCTTTTCAGGCAGGGTCTCATGATGAATATAAGACAGTACCTGCTCCTCGGTGACTTCCAGAACAAAGGACAGATGAGCGTCCTTTTCATTTCCGGAGAGGCCGAGAGCTGTCTTCAGCTGTGTAAGCCGTTCCGCGTTTGCCATATTAACCCACCAGCTTGACGGCCATGGTCTTATCCAGGGTCTTGATGCCGTAGATGATATCCAGAGAGCAGGTGTCGGTCTTGGTCTCCTGATTGTAGCCATAGACCACGCGGACACCCAGGCCGTTGTGGCTCACGATGGCGGCATTGGCTGCGCCCATGGGCAGAGCCAGAGGACGGGTGACCAGTGCGATAGCGTTGCGGTGGAAGGCCAGAGAGTGGAACTTGTTGGCCACATAGGCGTCAGCTGCAGCGTAATCCTTGATCAGCTCGGAGTCGATGGCCACTGTGGCGACGGCGCCGGAAACGGCGGTAGCGTCTGCTGCGAAGTGATAGCGGATGCCATCCAGAATGAAAGCGTCGCCGGTCTTGATGGTTGCGGTAGCCGCAGTCACGCCGGACAGGGCAACAACCTTGGTGCCCTTGGTGCCGGTGACCTTGAAGGCGGTCGCGGTACCGGGGGTAGCAGCCAGAGAGCCGGGGCAGTTCTGATCCATGTAGGTGTCCAGAGTGTAGATGCGGCCGAGCTCGGCATTACGCAGAGTCTCGCCGTTGCCGGCATAGGCGACCTTGGACAGGTTGTCGGTCAGAGCATAGCGATACTTGTGGTTCGGATCCAGAACCAGGCGGCGCTGATCCATGGGAACCTTTGCCAGGTCCAGAGTCTTGGACAGGCCGGCGATATCAGCCAGGTTGGTGGGGGAAGCGGTGCCGGCCACAACAGCATCGATGTTGGCTGCCTCGTTCAGCAGATCCTCATCCACAGCCTGTGCGATGGCACGCATAGCGGGGGAAATCAGCTGCTCGCTGAAATCGCGGATGTCCAGAGTCATCTCCTTGGAGGTGACAGAGAAGGACACGTCGCGGTGGCGGTCGATCTTGACAGCCACGCTGCCCTCGGATGCATCCTGACGGATGATGTTGCCGGTGAAGTTCTTGGCATTGAACTTAGCAGGCTTGCGGATGGTGACGGTGTCGCCGACCTGTGCGAACTCGTCAGAGTAGTCGCGGTGGACCAGGTTGGCCATGACCAGATTGTTCTCCAGCACGATCAGAGCTTCACGAGCGATGATCTGGGGAGTCAGAAAGTTATTAGGCATAATTTACGTTCTCCTTTTCAAAATCAATTTTTGGGGAATCCAGACTGCTGCGCACGATAGGCAGCGTATTCATCCATGGACATGTTCCCAATCTCTTCCATGGTGTACTGCTTCTGGGGACCAGGGGCAGGGGGCGCAGGCTTGGCGCCTTTCAGCGGAGGCTGCGCAGGGGGCTGAGGATCAGCGGGAGGCTGTTCCTTGAACAGATAGGGTTTGCTTGTCTTAATGGGCTCGACCATAGAGTCCAGAGGGGCCTTCAGATTGCCATCGGAATCAATCTCGATCTTGTCCATGTCCAGAAGCCGCATCACATCGGCAGGATCGTGAGCGAGATCGGCCAGAGCCATGCGGACGGCGGTGTCCTTCTGGATCTTGGCGATTTCCTTCTTGTGGTCAGTCTTCAGCGTTTCGATGGTGCTCTTGGCCTTTGCGGCATCCTCGGACAGCTTGGTGGGATCACCAGAGCCGCCCAGCTCCTTGACCGCATCGGCGGCAGCCTTCAGCGCGTTTTCTGCAGCACTTGCCCGGCGCTGAGCACCGTCATACTTATCTGCAGGAACATAGCTGCCATCGTTGCCAACGACCAGATCGACGTCCTTGCCGTCTTTGCCTTTGCCCTTCAGAGCGGCATCCACCTGGCCGGTCAGCTCCTCGCCCAACAGGGCCTTGATTGCTTCAGAAATCATGTTTTTTCCTTTCCGGCTGTTTATTAAGCGACTTCCACGCCCATTGCCTTGCCTGTTGGTCAGGGACAGGTCACCCCGTTTTTTGCATGAAAAAACCGCCCGGAGGCGGTCAGATCAACGATTTGGGTATAAGAAAACCACCGGCGCCATCGGCATCGGTGGTTAATCTTCAACTACGTCGGGAATTGCGAGCCCGGTTTCCAAACACTTGCGGATATATCCGACAAACTCCTCATAGGAGATGTCGTCGTAATCGATGTCTTCATATTCGTCGGGGTCTGCGCCGTTATGCTGTTCGGCATACAGATCAAACAGCCTTTCCAGCTCTTCTGTCATAAGGCCTTTCCACATTCAAATCACCCCATTCAAGAGCAGTTTAGCATGTTTATCAAGGTTTGGGAAGAGGCTAGAGAACATTTTTACGACATCAGGATCGCTGACATAGTAGGTTCGGCCAAACTGGGCCCACGCTTCCGCCTCAAGGTTCCCGAGGATTTTCCAATAAGCCGGATCGTGGCCATAACCGTACCATTCGTTGCCGCCAGACATTCCGTTCAAAATATCTGCTATGCCGCGGTATGGGGCTTTCAGCTTAACCCTTCCTTTGCGCTTCGTCTGGAGCGCTCCGGGATAGTTTGCCTGCAGGTAAGCAAGGATATCTCCGTTGCTGGCAACGTTCAGAGCAACCATATCTTGCGAGATAGCCTGTGAAAGCTGCAGACTGATGTTGCCGTTGGCGACATCGATCTCATGGAAAAGCTCGTGAGCGATTGTATCTGCAGAGGCCTTCCGGCCGAGCGTCACGGTGTTTTTGGAGAAAAGGCTGCGGCGCTGTGACGAACCGGCGTTTTTGCTGATTGCATAGTCTACGGTTCGGTAAGTATTCCTGAGTACCTTGGCTACGTCAGGATCAGCTGTGTTCAAGCCGGCACGGAACGCCTTCCGCAGGTCAGGATCCAGGCCGCTGAAAGGCACAACCTTTTTGCCAGTGATTAAGCTTTTTGCCGCACGCCTGGCAACATCGTCCACGTCACTCTCGTAAACTCCCAGCTGATCGGACCATTCCTCGTAGGTCATGCTCTCCGGCATTTCCTCGCCTGAAGCGGCCCAGTCTGCAGCGTCGTCCGGATCATACTCCACAGTGGTACAGCGATCGTTCGGATGCAGAGGAGGAAAGTTGACGCCCGGCTGGGCATCTTTGACAGGGAAGTGTTTGCCGTCCATGGCACCGCACTGTGCGCACGTCCGGGCATCCAGCGTGGCCATGAACTCATATTCCGCAATACCGGCGGCGTCGTAGGCGGCCAGATCGGCCCGGTTGTGAAGGTGATTGGTTTCTGTCCGGACAAGCCGCTCCGCGACCTTGTAGGACTGCCCCATCTTGGCCGAGAGCTGCTTCGATGTCTCCGGGAGGCTCTTGCCCTGGATCAGACCTTGGGTGATAATCTCCCGGATGTTGAAAAGCAGCGCCTCTTTGTTTTTCCACAACCGGTCAGAGAACATGGCGCCGGACCACGGATACGATACCGCATCCGAGATCATCACCGGCGTCAGCTTAACCACGTCGGCCAGCCGGCCGGCGCGGCATTGCAGGTCGAAGTGCTTATGATAATAGCTCTCGGAGTAGATCTCCGCGAAGCCGTTTGTCATTTCCTGCCGGCAACGGTCATACAGCTGATCCAGCTGCACGCGGGTGTCCGCGATCAGAGCGTCCAGACGGGAAATCTGACTGTTGGTGGACAGAGCGTCCAGCTGGGCTATCAGAGCTTCCCTGACCTTGGGGTCGGTGGCAGCGTTGATTTCTGCCAGGTACTCCTCCAGAGTGCGTTTCCATTCCTGCAGCTCCTTTGCAGAGAGCTTCTTTACCACGTCCTCATACGCGAGGTCGTGCTTTTTGCCATACTTGGCATAGAAGTCCCGGATTGTTTTCCGGAGTGCTCTGGTGGCACGGTCATATTCCTGAAAGAGCCGTTTGTCCAGCTCAACGCCGATCAGGTAAGCTTCCTGCTCGCGCTGGATAGATCTCTCAATCCAGTATTCCTTACTCGGTTTGCTTGCCATCCTTCACACCGCCCTTCGGATCATCGTCATCATCGTTGTGATCGTGGAACAGATCCTCGCCAAATTCCTTCATGGCTTTCTTGCGGTCTTCTTCGATGGCCTTCAGCTCCTCATCGACATCGGTTACCCAGGGATGGTTCTCCAGCTGGGTGCGCTTGGAAAGCAGGTTCGCGCTGGCGTTGATATTGGTGATGATCTCGGTCTCATCGATGGGCATGTCTTTGTTGAAAACAATTTCGAAGTCCGAAGCAGAGAAATCACCCTTGCCGGCGGCCTGCAGCCAGGTGTCGATAAAGGGCTTCATCTGCTCAAAGCTGTCAGACAGCGCGGCACTGAGGTCGGTGCAGTCGGCATCCAGATCCATGTACCGGAAGCCGATTGCCTTACCGGAGGCATTGCCGAGTTCGGGATCCTTGGTGTCAACAGCTGATGCGAACTCATAGGTGTCGCGGCGCTGCTTGTCCAGGAAGGCCAGAACGCTATCCACATCGATGTCGGCTTTGATGGTGTCAACGCCGCCGTCGCCCTCAACCTGAATAGCCAGGGCATCGCGGAGCTCTTTCACGAATGTATTGATATCCTGACCGCCGTAGTTGCGCAGAACGTAAACGATCTTGGCCACGTCGCGCAGCACGTCGGCGGTAACAGAGGTCTGCCAGTTGTAATCATCGATCAGATCGCAGACAAAGCGCAGCAGGGGCAGTTCCTCATCGTTATAGCGGAGCCAGATCAGAGGGACATTCTCCCAGTTGTACCGCTGGGTGCCGTACTGGAAGTGAGTTTCTTCTTCACCGACGAGTTCTCTGAAGTGTCCATCAGGAAACAACCGCCGACACTTACCCACATCGTCATACCGGCACAGGCCAGCTGCCTGCATGACCATCGCTGCGATCTCCACGGCCTGACCCTCCACGGTTTTTGCTTTCGGCATATTCATTCTCCTCTGCTTTTGGCATGTCCACGAAAATAGATCTCCGTGGCAAAATAACTGTGGGTGCACTTCAACTCCGGAATATACAGGTCGACGGCCATCCGACGGGCTGCTCGATGAATCCGCTGCACTTTACCAGTCTGGATCATGCTACCGACCTTCCCGCTCTCCCTGACAAGACTGAACCGAAAAGTCTCGCCGAGGAAAGCTGTGAAATTGGCACACTGAACTGACTTAATCGTACTCATCCCAGACATCCTCCTCTGTCATGTAGCGGAAACCGCATTGTAGGACCATTTCGTACCCTTCGTCGGTTTCGCAATCGACAACAAGGGAGAACGGATAGTTGACCCCACGCTTGAGAGTTTTGCACCTCATGTTGATATAATCTTCGCCAAAGCGTTCTGCAGCACGCAATTTCGCTTTGTTCCTGGAAGTGTCAAACACAAAGCAAGACCATTCATAGTCGGCAGCGCACACCGAGTAGAGATTCGTTGTCATGGATCTGCACCGTCCTTTACAGCACAGCCGGCTGACTCCATGCGGC